CGAAGGATACCATGATGAAAAAGGAAGGTTGGTTCTAGATAAGAAAACCAAAGAACCCAAAGTATTAGGTGATCCACAATTTCATCTGTTTGAAAAATGTATGCGTGGTGATTCTACAGATAATGTATTCTCTGCCTATCCAGGTGTACGCACCAAAGGCAGTAAGAATAAAATTGGATTAATTGAAGCCTATGCAGACCGCACAAAGCAAGGCTTTTCGTGGAATAACATGATGCTTCAACGTTGGGTAGACCACGAAGGAGTTGAACATCGTGTTAGGGATTGTTATGAGCGCAATCGCACACTAATTGACCTGACTGCACAACCCGAAGATATTAAGGTTGAGGTAGATCAGCGTATCAAGTCCGAAGTTCGTATAAATACTACTCCACAAGTTGGTGTGCATTTCATGCGATTCTGTGGAAAATATGAATTAACTAAAATCAGTGAGCAGGCTGAAACTTATGCCAAATGGCTCAACAATCCTTATAAGGGAAATATTTGTGAACAACGGAGTTTAAATGAATAAAGCATTGATTGCCAAAACGGTAATTAAGAATCAATATTGGGTAGTTACCGACGGTGAGAAAAAAGTTGGTAACGTAACGGCTGAAGATTCGGGGTATAATTTAAAACTAAATGGTAGTAGTCATTTTTTCAAAACTACCAACGATATTAAAAAGTACACACTAATTGAATTTGAATCTCTAAAGACAAAAATTAAATCAGACTTGCCTTTTTATAATTTTCCAACTCCAGCTAAATTTTATAATTCTATACTAGATGTCAAACGTAAACTACATTTGTTTACCAAAACTAGAAAAAGCAAATGCTACTATGCGGCTGGTTGGTTCGTTATCAATCAAACTCAAGAAAACGAAGTTGTATTCTGCCCTAAATATATTTTTGTTCAACGATATAAATATATTGGACCTTTCCTTACCAAGACCGAGGCAGAGAGCTTGATAAATACCTTATGATTCAAATTAAAAGGTTTATTGAAAAAGTTTCCTTGATGGAAAGTAAACATGGTAAGGATGTTGTAATTCCAATCAGTGAAGCCAGAATCTTGCGTGATGAACTAGCAAGCATACTTGTTGATCTTTATAATAAAAGTAATGAGAGAAAAGACGCACCAGAAGATATTAAAATAGAAATTAAAGGCGGCAAGTTTAAATGAGTAGGACTAAACCAAAAGTATTGGTAGAGATAGTAGATAAAACCACATATAAATGTGATCAAATTGTAGAAGCATTTGGTATTTGGGCCGTATTCTATGAAAATCAACCTATAAATTTTAAATCTCAACACTACTTGGATAACGAAACCACACCTAAATATAAAAAAACAAGTTTTTCTAATCCGGGCCACGCTAGAAATTTATGTCGCAGATTGAATACACAGTTTAAAACAGATAAGTTTACTGTAGTGTTTATGAATTCAGGGACGTGCGTTTACCCAAATGACTCCGCGTAAATCGGTTAAACAATATATTACTGAAGCTGTACTAGCAGAAATACCTAAACACTTGTTTAATGACAGTGATTTAGATATAGAGCAACTTATATTCAAATGGTGGTTGACTGGTAGACAGGAGGGACTTAGATTACGAGAAGAAGGACTAGCCGCATTTTTATTAGCAGAAATTGAATACTATGAATATGACTTGCTAGCGCCTGTGGGTAGATGGCACGAATACCTGTTAGAATTAAATAAAAAAATCAAATGTCCTTATTATATTGATGCAAATAGAAAACACCCAACCAGTGAGCTTAATGATAAGCCACGCATTAAATTATTTGACAGTAAAATTGCAATGATGGTTGGTTTATACGGCACCATTCCAAATTATTTAGAATCTATAAAGGTGAAAAGATGACTGAAGAAGATAAAATCAAGAAACCAAAAATTACATTACCTACTAAAAAGAGCCCGACATACAACCAACCTAAGATCCCTAAGCCAAATACAAAAGGTTTTGGTGGGGCCAGTGTAGTGCGTAGAACTGGTAGAGGTCGTTAATACCACTCACCTTCGTTACGCATTCGTTTAATAAACGATAGGTATGAGCTACATATTCCATAACAACGTACATGTACTGTACTCAATAGACCTCTGTCATTAATTTCAGGAAGAAAAAGAATACTGCTATTGCTTATGGGAATAGTGCCTGGTGTAATGATTTGCCCACCACTAGCGGTAGTTGGATTGTTTTCATTAACATTATTAAACCAAAAGTAATTTGGATATAGCTTGGCTGGTTGAGTAACGATCCATTCCTGCATTTCGGTGTTGAGCGCATTAATCCAAAATCTTTTAGTCTGTAGATATTTAGGAGTTACTTCAATCACGGGCTGTCCAGTTCCAATGTATAGTATACCATCTATTCGCCAAACATCAACCATACAAGAGTAACCGGCATTGAAGGCATTTGTGATTTGCTGAGGAGTGTTAGCCTTGTCAAAATTTTGACCATCGAAAACACCTTGATAGGATATGTATAACATCTAGTATTTATAATTAAATTGGGTAAAAAGTTTTTAGAATCTGTCAACGGAATCTGTAGTTCGCACGTTAATATATATGTAGACGCAAAATTCTACATTTCATTTTTTATAAAGGAAAAACAAATGAAAACAATCGCTACTTTAATCGCTGGTCTTTTTGCTGTTACCGCTTTTGCTGCTGAGTCAGTTGCACCTGCTGCTGCTCCGGCTGAGCTTAAGCTTCCTGCTAAGGCACCTGCTGCACCAGTCAAAATAGATGCAGTTACCAAACAGGACAAGCATGACGTTGCCAAGCCTGTTGCCAAAGCAGAAAAGCCTGCCAAAAGTGAAGACAAGGCTCCTGTCAAAGCCGACGCAAAGGCTGCTGCGCCAGCTACCACAGCAGCACCGGCAGCTAAGTAATTTTTGTTTAGATGATGATAGCGACGGTACTACCATTGAAGACCTAGACTTACATGTAGGTTACCGTCGTGATATCATTTTACCAAAAAAGGTAGTAGAATCTGAGTTTAATGATTATATTAAATTTAGGTTATTATTATCTAGGTACTTGGCACTCAGAAAGTACGACACGAAATGGGGATAATATCCCCATTTTTTAGCAGCTAAATTGCTGCATTGCAGTATTTAGGACTAAATACACTAGTAGAAACCATAAGTAACTACTATCAACCAAAAGGAAAACATATAATGTTTACGTTATTTGAAAAATTTATTAATTTACTAGACCGATTTACTTCACACAAAACAGATTTAGAGCGATATATCATTGCCCATAATCCTGCACACGGTGGAGATGTAGACAATCTTATCCGTCAATATACCTACGGAAAAAAGGCTTGATATGAAATACATCCGCAAATTTTACGAGTGGCTAGCAGTTTGGAGCGAAGTTGTGTATGAATACCGCAAACGCAATAATATTCATCACTATTATTGAACCATGGACCTGTTGAACTTCATTACAGTATTGGGCTATTGTTTACGGTTTGATCCCAAAAACTTTGAAGTACATCCATAATGTAGTCAGTTACAGATGAAGAATGGGAAATGTTAAATTTCCCTGAGAAATTTAAATAAGATAAATATTACACTATGATTAATCCCTTACTACCTTGGTTCAAGCCCACAATGAATGCAGCATTTTTTATTGATGCATTTCAAGGTGTCAAGCGTGATTTAACTGACAAGATCATTACAGATGCCACACTGAATCGTGCGGCTCATAATTATATCAACAGTCAAACAGAATTTGCCAAGATGCTGACTGATAATGCAGTTGATCTTGCCCACTATTCTATGGATTGTATCACAGCCAGATACTTTCCCAAGAAAGACTAATCCACTTTACGGATTGACATTACACACACATAGGAGAAATAAAATGTCAGACTACACACCAAAACTTCCCGAAGTTAAATTCAACAAGAACGGATATGAAATCCGCACAGAAATCCTTGATATGGCTAAAAGCCTTATGATGGAAGAATACCACGCTAAATTCCACGGTTGGGAAATCTCGGCACAGCGTGATGAAAAATCAGGCACTGTTGTTACCACAGTTGGCATGCCACAGTTTCCTGGGCTTGAGCAAGTGCTAGCCACAGCAGAAAAAATGTACAGCTTTGTTAACGCAGGCGCTAAGAAGTAAGGTTCATAGCCCAACGCCCCCTTAAGGGGGTATTTTTTTGGCTTGACAATAAATGGTTTTGGGCATATAATAGAATCTTAGACAGTTAGATAACGGAGCAGAAAATGTTTGTTGTTTTTCACACTGAATTTCCGCATCAAGACAAGCGTTATTTCAAGACCAAGACAGGTGCCAAGCGCAGTGCTACCTGTTCTAATCGGAACGCAGGTAAGTTTGTCTACAACTTTGTGGAAGAATCTTGGTTCGAACTCAAGTATGGCCCGGTTGGTACTAAGGTCGTCAAGAACCTGATGACTGGCAAGGATGTTGAGATTGCCGAGGATACTCCTTGGTGTTGTAACCCCGCTAGCGAAGCGTATTGGAGTAACTAATTATTTGACAATAATTCGGGTTGGGCGTATAATAGATTCATACACTGAGAAAACGGAGTTGTTATGAAGATGCTAGAAAAGGAAACCGAGTTTAAAAGCGCCGGTTACTATGCATGGTGTGCTTCTAGGGACGCAAGTATGCGTAGCGCAGTCAACGCTAGTAGGTTCAATAGTGCTCAAAAACTCAGGGCCGACCGAGTAAAATTGGCCCTAGAGTTGGTCTATACGGCTAAGGAAGTGTCAATCACTAACTGTAAACAATGGATCCGCGTTAAGGTGCATGGTGGGACAGTTCGTGACAAACGGGCTCTCCAACTGTTGGAAAGCGATTGGGCCATGCAAGGGATCCAAAAAAACATCACCCCTCAGGGCGTGATTTATCGTGTTGCGTAAAAACAACAAGCCCAAAATTTGACAATAATTGGATTCCTCTGTATAATAGATTCATACACTGAGAAAACGGAGAAACAAATGGCTTATATCAATCAGGAACGTAAAGCGAAATTGGCCCCCACAATCAAGGCAATCTTGACCAAGTATAGTGTCAAGGGTTCGCTGAGTGTTCGTAACCACAGCACACTGGTTCTGACCCTAAAGTCGGGAAAAATTGATTTCATCGGCAGCAGTAACCGAGTTTGTGGTAATGATTTTTACCAAGTTTCACGTGGTTTCAAACCGAACACCTCGGGCTACTGTGATGTTAACCCCTACTGGTACAAGGACCACTATGATGGCGAGGCACTGTCCTTTCTCAAAGAAGTGATTGTAGCCATGAACGATGGCAACTATGATAATTCAGATATCCAATCTGATTATTTTTCAGTAGGCTGGTACATTGATGTTAACATTGGAAAGTGGGATAAGCCTTACACCGTCGAAGCCTAATTAGGCATACAAGGA